AGTAAATGTTTTAGGAGCGTAATGGTAAAAGTTCATTTGTGCTGACCTGTAGGGATTCGAACCCCAACTATTTGCTCCAAAGGCAAATGTGCTAGCCTATTACACCACAAGTCAATATTACCTATTTTAGTCCTGGGAAATGATCTACAAATCTAATTTTTATATTAGCATTGTTTTCTACAATTTTTACTTTTAAATCTGGAAAATTTTCAACTAATTCCCATTCACCACATTTTTCTGGAAAGTGTTCAACAACTTTCACATCAATATCGGCTAAGTTGTCAACAATTTGTATTGTTATATCGGGAAAGTTTTCTACGATTTTAACTCTCCCATATAACTTCTTCCCTTCATACGTACAAGATTGTTTGTCAATTTCTTGAGCAAAAATTGATGTTGAAATAAATAATAATATTAAAAATAACTGTTTCATATCGATTCAATAAATTTAATAAACTCAGCAAAATTATAAAATATTTTATAGTTTAATTTATTGTCTTCATATAGTTGCAATTTATTTTTCCAATAAAAATAGTCATTGCCTAACCACTTTTTTTTCTTTTCTCTATTTATTCCATCCAATTCTATCCACAAATCAAAATTGGGTAAATATAAATCTGAAATTTTAGATGTATTTAGTATATATTTATGAGCAATAAATTTTATCTGTTTGTTTTCTAAATATTCATATACATTTTTTTCAAAACTAGATTCATACCTGACACCCAATTGTGTATAACCTTTTTTTCCAAAACCGCCCTTTCTTCCAATTTCTTTCAATCTATTTCTATTTTTAAGAATAGAATAAAATTTTTTATTAGAGTCAGACAATTTTTTTCTTGTATTATCTGATATATCTTTTCTTGAACAAGAATTAGAACAATATAATCTTCTAAGATCTTTAGCTTGAAATTCTGTTTTACAATATTTACAAATTTTTATGTAATCATTCTTGTGACAATTTTCAGAACAATATGTATGTCTTTTATCAACAGGTTCAAATTCTTTTTTACAAAATTTACAAATTTTCATTTTATTTTCTTCATTATTAAATTGGTAGCCGGTCACGGATTCGAACCGCACTCTCCGGTTTGTAAGACCAGTGTTTTGAACCGAATAAACTAACCAGCCTTTAATAAATATAGAAAATAAAATTTATCGTTTCCTGTTTGCTTAAAATTTAGCGGTGGAGTCCCAATGGGAGCCACCGCGATTTTTCTTGAGTTTAAAGGACTTGTTATGAGTCTTATGTTGCTTAACTCTGAGTACGTCACTGAGTAATTAAACAACGACTTTTTACCTGCCTATTCTCTCACTCGTCAGTCAGGATAGTAGGCCTCCTGAAGAAACTTATTTACCTTGACCTCTGTATTTCTTTTGACCTTTTTTCAACTTTGTATGGCAACAAAAAAAGATTTTACTTATAAAAAATCAACTCATAAGAAAAAAACCAGACAAGGTAATTCTTATAATACTCTACCTTTGTACCAATTCTCTGGTATTTCAATATTTTTTTTAATTTTTCTATTTTCAATTCCGTTTGTAATCCAAATAGTATTAAATTGTGAATTTAATTTACCAATTCTTTTTTTACCAGCTAAACTTAATTTTCTTTTGGTTTCTTCTGTATGATGCTTTCCAGTAAAAGTGTCATATCGAATCTTTCCTTCTTTATGAGCATTTTTTAAATTTTCAACAGCTATTTTTTTTAATTGCTGTCGCAACTTTTTGTCTGTTTTTGCTTTCTTTCTAAATGCATCATTACCTGCTTTGCTACATCTTTGTTGATGTTGTTGTGAACTAAATCCTCCACAACCACCAAGTTGCATATTCATACAATCTTTTTTAGCAACTTCATTTAAATTGACAATTTCTTTTTCTTTTGCAACTAATTTTTCTCTATCTTCACAAAATTCAATAATTTCACGTTTGAAATTTTCTTTACCGTATTTTCTTATTGCTTTCCAGAGTCGATGTCCAGAACCAAGATAATCATCATTCAAATTGTCAGTTGAATGCATCCCATAATAATATCTCCCATTTACTAAATTTGTAGTTTTATAAATGAAGTGATATTTTCTTTTGCTTTTATAGTTGCCAAAGTGTGACATTTTAATCTCCCTTTTTTTTTAATAAATATAGGGAAATTTGAAAATGTGACCTGCAGTAGCGCCGACGGGATTTGAACCCGTGTTCCTACCTTGAAAGGGTAATGTCCTAAAACCGACCTAGACGACGGCGCCAGTTTTATAAGTATTTGTCAAAAATTTTTGAGTCATCAATTTCTTTTGAAAATTCTCTTTTTGACTCTTTTGGAGTAAACATTAAATAAGCAGTAATTGCTGCAACTGTTAAAAACACCATTATTCCAATAACCATAAATATTCTCCTTATTTCAAATTATCTAAAGGTATTGCTTTAGAATATGATTGAATATGTTCTTTTAAATAGATTTTTTCATAATCTTTATTGATCTCAAAATCCTTTGTAATTTTGTAAGCATGAACCCAAGTTATTCCCAATCCAAACTTGACACTTCCTGTTGTATACCATTTCGATTCATTAGCTGAATTAATTACTAATCGATTCTTTAGTTTTTCTGTATAAAAATTTCCTGAATGATTTTTAATTTCTTCAAGAATCTCTTCTTTACTTAAAAATTTTGGAAATTCTTCTACATCTTGAATCAATTGTTGATTATCAGCAAAATCAACTAACCAAAAACTTTTCATTTATTTGCTTTCTTTTTATAGTAATCAAATCTCCACAGTGGAAAACCACTCGATTGATTGCAGTGTTGAGTTATTTTAGTTAAAACTACATTTGTGTTTTTTAAATACATTATCAAAAACTTTTCAATATCTAGTGGATCTCTATTATCAAAGCATTGACCTTCATCACCAAAACAAGCTTTGCAACAATGATTAAATAATAAAGAATCATGTTGAAACATTCTGTCAGAATAAACTGAATCTGTTGCTTTATCAATGTCTGACGACTGCCAAATTACAAATGGATCATAGTTATATGGATGAGTTATTGGAGTTCGTTTTTTTGGTCTAATAACATTCCCATATTCATCCACAAGGAAATCATCGTCTTGTATTAAATTCATCTAATTTTTTGTTTATTATTTTAATTTCTTTTTTACAAATATCTCTTAATCTAAATTCACCAATTGATGAGAAATGATCTTGTCTATTTTGAATTGCTTCTAATAAAGAAGTCAATTCCATTAAATCTGAAAATTTATTTTCAAAGCTATCAATTAGTTTTTCAAAATTTTCTTCCCACCATTCTATTTTATTTTCATTTACCATGCTTCTTATGTTTCAAATTTTTTGACCTATATGTTGGAGTTTGTGAATGACAATTGGGACATAATAACTCCAAATTTTCTGGTAAATGGTTGTATCTATTTCCGTCTTTATGATTTAGTTCTAATGAAATAGGTTTTCCCATCCATTCATCAATTGAGCATGTTTCACATTTGTATTCTTTATAGCCTTCTTTAACTAGCCTTTTAGACAACTTAGATGTAGGATATTGTGGATGTTTTCCTGCAAAAATATCTTCAAGCTTATATGTAATGAGTTCATGTTTTTTTGGATGATATAAATCATATTTCAATGCCCATCTTTTAAATGTTCTTCTATTAACATTCAAATAAGCTGAAGCCTCTCCCACACTTCTTGTGTTTTTTAAGGCTTTTTCAATTTGTTTTCTTTCCATTATTTTCTCCCATATTATTATTTATAAATATAGAAGAAAATAATTATGCACCCATTGTTTTAATAAAACAGAATGTGCATTGTGCGGAAGAGTAGAGATTCGAACTCTAACATCATCTTTTGAATGATTACCAATTTTCAAGATTGGGCCCCGCAGCCAAATGGGGTCAGCTCTTCCAATTTATTCAAAATTTGCAACACCAATTGCAATCAAATATCCACTTTAACCTTCCAATTTTATAATTCAAAAACATCATCTTTCAATCTTGTCCAAACAGGTGAACTATATTTTCTACCATCCCAATGAAAACTAACTTCATCAAATGTTTCTCCATAACGTTTGCTTGAATAATGTTCTATCCATCTTATTGAAGTTGGATCAACATGTTGAAGTTGCTCATTGTGTAATTTAGTAGCAATTTCTTCATAAGCATTTGTTATTGAAGTCCCTGGGTTGTCATCAAGTTCTGTTAAGATGACTGTTATTTTTTCATCCTGCTTTTTAATTGTTACTCCACATTTGCTTTTACATTTCCAAAAACCTTCAAATTCAAATATCTCCATTTAACAACCTTTATTTTTATTCATATATAAATATATAAAAATTTCTATTCAACTAAAAATGGTTCAACCAAAAATTAAACCTAAAATAAAACCTAAAATTAAAGCTATAATTGTTTGATAATTTTTAATAAAATTTGTAATTTTTGTTGTTTCTATGTATTCATTTGCATCTTTATTTTTTATATCATTAAATAATTCATGACCTTTTGCTGTTAATTTAAAATATCCTATCCCTTGAACAGAGCCTTCAAAATTTATTAAATCCATAGCTTTTAATTCATGACAAGTTTCATGTTCTTGAGTACCACTATTAATGTCAACAATTTCTTTTTTAGCAATTTTCAAAAATAATGTTAACTGTTTTTCTGTTAAATTCATATAATTCTCATTTTGTTTGTCCGCGCAGTTGGAATTGAACCAACCTATAATAGTTTATAAGACTATCGGACTGCGACCAGCTTCACTTTGCGCGGCAATTTTTTTAATGTGCTTTCCAAAAAGCATAATTAATTTAATTTTATTTTGTTCTTTAACTAATCTTATTTTATTTTTATCTAATTGACTAAAATATCCCTTTACTTCTATATATCTATCAAATACTGGCAAATAAAAATCTGGCGTATATGTTCTTTTTATTCCGTTGTTGTCTACATACTTTAAATATTCTTTTCTTATCCAAATATAGTTTTTATCGTTTAACCATTTTGCAACACTTAATTCCCATTTGCCCCTTAAAATAAATTCTTCATTTAAAATGTTTTTATATCTATACCATTTAACATTCTTAAAACCACCTCTTCCATTTTCTTCTAAATATTTAGATCTTGCTTCTGAAAGTTTTTCTTTAGTTTCTTTAGAAACTGAATGCCCTTTCATACCCTTCATAGATTGGCTTAATTTTTTAGAAATTTTTCTTATTCTTTTGTCACTCTTATCAAGCCCCTTGTTCCACGGTGTCTTATTTTTTCTACTATGATTGGCAGATTTTCTTGTTTTTAAATGAACAATTTTTATATGATTATCTATTCCAAATTTAGAATATCTTTTTTTACAATATTCACAAGTTATTTTTTTCATAATTTCTCCATTTATTAATAAATATAGAGAAATTAAATTTTTAACTAAGACAGGTTCCTATACCTATATTGGAGTCTCCAGCATAGCCAATGCGACATTATCTATTCCTTTCAAACTTTCTTGTTGGAAGTAAATTAGCTTTATCTCTCATAGCCATTAAAATGTGATTGTTTCTATCTCTCCATTTAGAAACTTTTTTATAATAATCATCTTGTAGCCAGTCACTAAAACTCTTATTTCCTCTTGTTTTGTTGCATTTTTTGCAAGCTGTAATTAAGTTGTCTTCAACAGATTGTCCTAAATCTTCCCAAGTTATAATATGATCAACTGAAAGTGGAACATCTTTTCTGCCACAATACTGACATGTATAATCATCTCTTCTAAAAACTGTCCATGAAATATTTGAATCAACCTGCCTCTGAGATTTTCTTACAATTATTTTTTGAAGTTTTCCATTATCATCCTTTGCTCTAACTATTGTTTCAAGATGATCAAGCTGAAATAATAGTTTATCCCAATCTTCTTTGTCAATAGCAATCATTGTTAGTTTCATGCTTGAATAATCAACATCAGCAAAGGGAACAAAATATAGATCATCTCCTTTATGCATCATCATTCCACAAATTTCTAACTCATTTCCAAATTTATGAATATCAATATTTTCAAAACCAACTACTTTCACATTTTCAACTAATGTTGTAGTAATATATTTGTCTGTTTCCATAATAACCTTTCGTTTTGTTTGTGGAGAATAACGGAGTCGAACCGATACGAATAGATTGCAGGTCTATTATGCTCCCAATTACATCAATTCCCCAATTTCATTTAACTATCAAAACTTTCTACCCCTTTTATAACCCTCAGGAATTATTGCAATTTTTAATATTTTTCTATTTTCAATTCCATTTGTAATCCAACATGTTCCAAATTGTGAATTGTTTTCTCCTGCGCCTTGTCCCTTTTTAGAATTTCTAATTTTTTTAATTGTTTCTATTGAATGATGTTTACCAGTCCAATCACAAACATTTTTTCTTTTTCTTGTGCCATTTTGATAGCTCTGTATAAGTGCATTAGTTATTTTAATACTAAAATTTCTTGCCAAAATTGGATTTTCTTTTCTTTTTTTTCTAGCCGTCAATCCACCTAAACGTGCGCATAAAATACTTCCCGTTCCACCTTCTGTTAAATTGCATAAAGTTTCTCTTCCATAAAACTTTATTAATTCAATTTCTTTGTTAAACGCTTCTTGTTCAATATCTGTTTCAAAAACTTTTTTATAAATTGGTTTAAGATTTTCTTTAATTAATTTCTTTAATTTGTTGTTCAATTTACCATTATACAAATTGTTACCGTTTTTAACAGTGCTATAATGATAATACATTCTCTTATGCTTTCCCTTGCCAACATAAAATACCTTATCATTTCTCGGATCAATGAGCTCATAAGTGTAATATTTTTTCATTTTAATTCTCCCATATTATATATAAATATAGAAAAATTAAAAAAGTATCAAGCGGAACCCGTTGGTGTCGAACCAACCTGACCGGCTCTTCAGACCGGAGCATCACCACGATTGCTAGAGTTCCAATTAAAAATTGCAGACTCAGTTGGCTTTGAATCAACGTCTCTGGAAGATTGCGCA